GTGTAGATTTCTATCTGGATTATTTAAACTATGATCTCTCTCAAGAATGCCATTGAGATGTATCTTAATGCCAAGTTTTGCGCAGTTCAACTTCTCAGTTGTGATAAAGTTCAAATCCTCAAACATCTTACGCAGACAACCAACAAATCTTTGAGTAGTCGCAATGTTCAAGTGCTTGTTGTTGATCTTTTTTAATTGTCTGGCAATCGGTATGAGTTGTATCAAGTCGCCAAGGGCATATTCCCTGACCAATGTCACTTCATTGGCGTTTAATACATTTGTCATACAAAACGGCTCAAACCATGGTAATCTTTCTACCGGTATGTCTGTCTGCCTACGATCAAAAATCTCGTTTGGACGAACATAGAAAGCAAATGGAGAACTACCATGTGTAAGAATCTGTGTGGCATTGCTCTTGTTGATATACATTTGAATCATTGATTATCTCTCAGGTGTAAAATCATACTCATCAATCTCGATCTTGAAAAAGTTTTCAAAAATCTTGATTCTGTGTATGTTCCGTTCACTATTACTAAGGCTATGATCACTTTCCAGAACACCATCAAGAATCAAAAAATGCTTGTAATTTTTCTTTGGTCGATTGTCAAAAACCGCTTCAAAAATATTGAACCATTTCATTATAGTAGCATATTGTGGACTTGTCCACAAAGCAAATTTAAGTCCAAGCTTACGTTTCATATACTTGATTACCGGAACCAATTGAATCAAATCACCCAGAGCATAGCCGCGCTTAATCAGAATGGTTTCGGTGATTTCTTGTTTGTGATCAAAGATCAAATGCTTTTCGGAAATGAAGTATGGGTTTTTGAGAATGAATTCTGCGTCAGACTCGTCTTTAATATCCTGCCAGACATTCCTTGTAAAGTGACGCACGAATGTTCGTTTATTTAATATAAACGAAATGAAAATCTTTTCTTGTAAACCAACGTATTTTATTTTCATTGGAAATGGAAAAAGGGGCGGGTGTCACCACCCACCCCCTTTGAGGTCAGACTACTTCTTACGAAGTGGTAAGGATAACCTTACCGAGAAGATCGCCAATAACCAGCTTGCGTGCAGCGCGTGACATTACGGCACGAGTCTTCACGAAAGTATTGGGATTGGTTACTTCGGGGCTGAGATAAGCCATTTCGTAGGGGGAGAAAACATACGAGGTTTCAGTCCAGTCGCCAGGATTGTTGTAACCAAGCAGGATTTCGCCTGTGATGAAGGGGTCAACATAAACGCGCCATCTGTTTTTCAGAGTACCGGAGAAGTAACGGCCACCGGTCTTGAGAACCTTCTTGTCAATAGCAACTGCGTCACTGGTGAAACCGTCCATCTTTTCAATGAAACCAGCTTCGTCGGCTGGAACAATGATGTAGTTGGTTTTGCGATAGCGTTTCTTGAAAATTGCGGTGTCAACATCAACGAAGCGTTCCATCAAGGTTTCCATCCAGAATTTTCTGTCACCGTAGGTGATACCAGCTGGTTGAGTTTTGTTGAAGTATGCGATGCCACCAGTTGCGCCAGAAAACAGGTCGGCGATGATTGTTCTGTCCCATTCTCTGGTCAGTTCCGCGCCCATGTTGCCGGTGATGAGACTCATTGCAGCCAGACCATGATAATTCATAAGGTCTTGTTCTACTTCGATAGTAACATTACCTTTGAGTTTCTTGGTGGTTGCACTTACGTCTTCGGAAGTGATTTCCATGGTGATTGTCTTAACGGCGGTCGGATTGTCAGGGTCATACTCCACGTTATTTGCATAAGTGCGGTTGGTATGAATGTCAGCGGCCAGAGAACTGTCGTCATCACGTTTGAAATCGTTGTAGAAAATCTTGTAGGTGGGCTGCGGAATCGGCTGCAAAGAGACGATTTCACGGCTCATCATGTTCGGGTACACCTGACCGATCATGGCCATTTTGGTCTTGATCATGTAGGCGATGTTGCTGGTTGCGGTCTGTGCGCTTTCTTCGATCTGCTTGAGGTCGAAAGAGTTGTAGTCAACGCCCATTTCGGTGCATGTTGCTTTTACGGCGTTGTCAATCAGGAGGGCCATTTTGTTTTCTTCAAGCTCGTTGAGCGTGGGTGTGTTACTGTAGTGCTTGGCCTCGTCCAGGAGATGACCGTATTTGTCAATCAATTGCTGATTTCGTTCGATAAACGATGCGTTCATGTCATTTTCCTTTCTTATTTCTTCTGGCCAAACATTTCAAGGTATTTGGCTTCAGTCCATGCAACGAGTCCGCTGCGTTTTCTCTGAAGGTTCTTGGCACGTAAATCCTTGTGCTGTTCTTCAGTGAGTCCATCTGGTTTGGCTTCTGACGATTCTTCGGTCTGAGTAGATTTGGCCGGTGCGGGAGCAACAACCTTTTCCTTCATTTCCTTGAGAATCTTGGCATTTGATTCATAGGCGGTTTGAACTTCGTCTTTGGTAAGACAATTTTCAAAGCAATCCTTGAATGATTCAAACTTGAAGTATTCTTCGTCAGTAGCTTTCAGGTGTTCGATGTAAGAATCGCGTTCAGCTTTGACATGAGCATCTTTCATCTCTTTCATCTCGGCACGAAGCGTTTCAGCATCTTTACTGGATTCTTTCAGAGAATTTTCAAGTTCGGCAATTCTGCCTTCTTTTTCAGAAACAAGTTTCGATTCTTCAACAACTACAAACTTGTCCGGGAAAACGGTTTTGATTGATTCAACAAGCTTTTCAAGTTCTGCTGTTTTCTGCTCAACAACATGTGCAGTGTCATTGAATTTCTTGTCAGCTTCCTGAAGCTTACCGTCATATTCGGATTTAAGTTCGACAATTGCTGATTCGGCTATTTTCTGAGCAAGCTCAGGACATGCCGCTTTCAGTTCTTCGACTGTTTTAAACATTCCGGGTCTCCTTTTATTAGATTCCATGTGCATATACGCTTCGGTATCGAGTACGGCGGGGTCATCCACAAAGTCTATAGACACCAATTCCCAGTCGGTAACTACAGAGAACTTACCTTCATAACCGGGAATTTCTTCCTCTTTTACGAAGCCTCTACCTCTGGTAGAAACTCCTAATTTTGAGCCAGCATCAAGAACTGCTTTAAGGTCTTTACCTGCTGCGGTATTCATTACTTTGGCTTTGTAATAAGCATAGCCATCTTCCTGAACGTCTGTGATTTCCATCAACAGCGCACCGGACTTAGTTATACTGGCAGAACCAAACCATTCGGGGTGATCAACCAGCATACGAATACGCCTTTCAGCAACCATTGGCCTTAAATTGGCAATGGCTTTGTTTGCTTCTTCCCGTTTGTAAACATTGCCGTTCCGTGTAGGAACGTCAGCTTTCATAAACGGGCCAGTAAGAATATATTGAACCTTGGTTTTGCCGGAATTTCCTTCGACAATATTGGATTCAACTTTACAATCAAGCCATTGAATTTCATGTAGTTCTTTTTTCATGTCGGACTCCTAATGTTCAGAATAAGATATTATGGGATATAATGTCAAGTTTTTAACTTTAAAAACGAATAATATAGCGGATATGGAACTCTAAGTTCCACGGCGCGATTATAAATGATTAAAAACCTTTCAATTTCTTTCTTATTAAGCCCCAGAGCAGCCAATGATTTGTTTAGGTCGTTCATGATGTTCTATCCTTAAATACAATTCCACCACCGACGACGTTGACAGTGACGGTCTGGTTATAAAGTGTTTTAACTCTAATAGTTTGAGCATCAACCACTTCAGCCAAACCATAAAATTGCATTCCTGTCCTGTGAACTGAAACGATCTTACCTTCCAGCCCCACGGTGCTTGTAACAATTTCAAAGTTTTCATTCTTTGAAAACATTTCAAGTTCTGCAAGGTACTGGGAAAGTGGTAATTCGGTTTTGATTGCAAAACCATTGTCAGAAATGATTTGTAAAAATTCTTCCTTGGTGGATTTGGCAATCTCATTGTGATAATCGGACAGTTCACCATCGGTAATATGTGCCATGCCACGATGAAAGTAATAACCAACAGTAAGTGTTTGTAGGTTAGTGACATGCATCGGTTCAGGAATGTTCTCACCGCGCTCAGTGTATTTGTCCATCAGGTAATACACGTAGTCATCATTTGGGCCAATGTCTGGGAAATTCAAGGAACAGCGACAATTCGATAGGCAAACACTGTCCCCAGCTTTCGGCACAGTTGGTAAGGTTTTCTTTTCGTAAGGACTGTTTGAAGCAAGGCTTAAACAATCAACACAGTGCTTATCGGTATCACCCAGAACCCAAAAGATTTTCACACCTTCTGGCAAGTAAACCATTTGACCAAAGGCAAACAAAGGAATAAGCCCGTCCTCATACATCTTCATTCGGCGGCTATAATCCATTTTGCCGGTTTTATTTATGACATCATCGGCGAATTTGCCCATGAATGCCATCTCTTTACCAACCTGATACCCGATAGAGCCGATTTCATCTGGCTTCAGCGTGGATTCATCTTCCTGTGAGAATTGCTTGCCAGCAAGGTATGCCGATCTAAAGTGCTTGGTGATTGAGTCTCGCTGCAAAGCAAGGTATTCATCTTTGGTCACATCACCAGCACGCAATCGCTCAAGGTTCTTGTTAAGCTCTCGACCATAGACCTTTTTATCCCTGTGAAAACTCTTAATGATTTCAGCTTTACTTTCAAAGGAACGGTTGCGGGAAACCGCAACCCCTTTGTTCTTCAGCATCATGTTCTTTGAGAACTTTTCAAGAAGGATATCTATCAAATCCATATTAGTTACCAGTTTGGGCTTGGAGAAGATCAATCAAATTCAATACAAGTCCACCAAATTTGGGGTTCTTGTTAATGATCTTCTGCATCTTTTCCCATTCTTTAAACTCTGATTCAGAAAGCTTGCCCTTCACGATCTTGATCAATTCTTCTTTGGTCTTTGGTGCTGGTTCTTCTTCGTTATCTTCTTCGTCATCACCAGCAGCAACACCGGCGGCTTTCTGTTTTGCCAGTAATGCATCTGCCTTTTCTTGGCGTTCTTCACGCGCAATTTTCATTCTGCGCTGCATTTCAGAGGCTTCGTCCTGCGTCATACCAAGAACACGATTGTAAATGAAAATATCATCTATCACGTCCATATCAACCATGAGCATTTTGGCAATCTCACACTTGATCTTTTCGATGGTCATTTTTCTTTCTTCATCAATAGTGAGACTCAGCGGCCAAACAACATCAAGCTCATCAAGTGATACCGGAACACCTTCTACAGCCAGAATGTTCTGGTACAAGCCTTTAATGGCAGGTGTGATAATGGTTTGAATGCGCCTGATTCTTCTCAAAAAGTTACCCATCTGGTTATCAGACGTGGATTTTGAGTTGACATCGACTTCTTTACCAATCAGCAACTTTGGAGTGCCGGTTGAGTAAATCAGCTTATCTTCACAATACATGATATCTTCGATATCCTTGCCTGTGTTGGCGTTGTTATTCAAAGGAATAACATTACCACCAGAACCGGCGCGGGTAGGTACCATGATGTCTTCAATGACCGACAGTGGGTTATATTCCCATGACCATTGGCCAGTCTGAGGGTTGATATACTTTCGGCGCATGATTCTCTTTTTGTAGCTGTCAAGGAACGCCAGTGCTTCATCGCCCTGGAGTTCTCCAACGTCCACGATCATGGCATAATTCTGGTTTGCTCTTGAAAGGCGGGTAATCATCATACCTTCTTCCATGAGTCTGAGCTGTCTGTAAAGCAGACGGCTCTTTTCAACCATCGACACACCCTTACCATACTTGCAGAACCGCTCTCTGTCTGTGTTTAAGCACAGGTGAAAGATTTCATTATCGTTGAATTCAGCATGGACAGCCCCGGCGATAATCTGACTGAGCCTTGGTTCCTTACTTGGGAAACCATCAATCATAATCGGAGCAATGGTCTTAATGGGTATGTTACGGAAACCAAGGAACTTCTTACCGGCAAGATCGAGTACCAATTCTTCTGCATTGTCACCATACTTCAACATGGCACGAATCTGCGGGAAAAGCTGTTCCTGAATAGAAACTCGTGATTCAATTTCTTCAATTTTATTCTGGGCTTTTGTGTTGGTGGAAATGACTTTGACTGCTTTGGAATTGTCATGATCGTTGGGGTAAATGACGTAATCAGCATTGACATCGAGTGCCGCTGAAATTTCTGGCACTTCATTGTCCATGTCATTAAGCTCTTTGTATCTGGTTTTGTCGGTATCATCCAAATAAATGATATTCTTTATTTTCTTAGACCAGTATTCGTCGGCTGGCTGAGACGATACCATTTCATCGTCCATGTCAACATTGGTTGGACGCGGCTTATCCACGGCGGCCATCTTTTCACTTACGATCTTTTCTATAGCACCAGAGTCAACAAAGCCAAAATAATTCATAACTCTATCAACAATTTTCATGGCAACAATCCTTTTCAGCAGAAGTCTATCTGCCAGTATAACCGAGTTTTATTTTTGATTCAAGGTACCAGTAATCCAATCAAGGAACTGATCTTTTTCACTATCGCCGGTATTGTGATGAGACTGACCTTTTTCATCTGGGATACCGTGAATGCTGCTTATGATCAAGTCTTCATTTCCGTAAAGCGGGTCAACATGCATGTGATACACAATTGAAGCCACAGCGTCAGCCAAATCCTTACTTGACATGATAGGGTGGTCAATTTTATTCTTTGTGTAGTCGCGTTCAAGATCGTTTAACTCTATTTCCAATTTTGGGTGATATACACAACGAATTCTACCATCATATAATGCAGTTCTGAATGTTTCATACGGTTCTGGTGTTCTGTCCAATGAAATATAACTCATCACAATTCCATTACGTTTCATTTGCTGTTCCATGTCTTTCGACTGGAATCCATCAGCACCACCGCGCCGTATTCGGTACTTCCTGTTCTTCATCTGGAAAATAAGATTTCTGACTCTGGCAATTTCCACTTCGCCAAATTCTTTCTCAGGCCGCACTTCCAGAACCATTTCAATGACACACACTGGCAACTTCTCATTGATCGTGTCCATTTGCTGCGTTTCATCATTGAAGAATTCGCGCTTCATGTACTTGTAACCATCAATGTAGCCCTGCGCGTACCCGAAGCTGTCCTTGGTGATACCAATGTCCATGCCGATGTACCGCGCCTTTTCGGGCTTGTGATTCTTTCCAACGATATACTCAGCCGCCACAAATTCCGGTTTCGGCGAAAGCGTACCAGTATCAACGGAGAAGATTCTGGGCAAATCATCGTCAAACATTTCAATAATCTTGTCTTTATTCCCGATAAATGGCTGTATCGCATGAATACCGTACCCTGCGATATCTCTCAGGGCATTTTCAATATCGGATTCAAACTTATCATAGAAATCCATTGGCACATTGATAACTTTTCCAGTAGGTTTATCATGTGGGCCCAAGATACGACTTCTACGATTCAATTCGCCAATTTCAACTTTGAATTCCTGTGTGCTATATGCCTGACGATTGACAATCCACTGGTTGTAATCCATGATATGAACGGTCTTAATGCCGGTTCGCTTCTGGGTTTCAATCGCAGAATCAATATGTTCGCTGGTGAAGTCATTTGGGTAAACGCGAGAAGAACCGAGATAAAGAATCCCAGGTCGTTTCTGTTGTTTTGGCTTTCTAAAGCGAGAGTCAAGGCGGCGGCGTAAGCTTCTATACAGGGTTCTGGCTTCATCGAACATACCAGAACCAGACTCAGACCGCTTAGAATTTTTGATCTTCCTGAAAAAGTTGGCTTCATCCATCGCACCAGAAAACAAGTTCAAACCAATATTAGAACTATGTGAGCTTGATGCTGGAAATAACTCTATCTTATTCGGGAACACCAACGAATCAGTTGCTTTCTTCTTGTTGAACATGAAGTTTTCATTGAAATAAGGAATCTTTTCAATCATGCCCTTAACTGTGCTAAAAATGTTCTTTTTGCCCTGCTGTTCTGTAACTGAAATGATAATGATGCCAATTGGTGAGTCTGGTGCTAGAAAATAATACCGCTGTGGCCACTTCAAGCAACTAAGGTAATAAAGTTGCCAGAGCATCCCAAGTTCCATGAAAAAGGATTTACCCCAACCAATAGAACCGGTTAAGACCACTTCCTCAATGGTCGAGCCGGGAGAATGGATTTCTATGAAATCCTCTCTTAGTTTTGGGTAAATGGACTCAACCACACCAATACCGGTCTTGGGATTGACACCGCAATAATAAGGGTCATCCAAGAATGTTTCTGGCGAAACCATGGCGTGTTTGAAAGGATCAGCTTCTTCCAGTATTTCGCCAAATGCATCTTTTAAAACTTCCAGAACTATGTCTTCCTGACCTTTGTATTCGTCAAGAATGTCTTGGACAAAGTGAGGATCGTCCAGTGTTCCAAATAATATACTTTTGATTCTTTCAAGTTCTTGGTTCATATTGGTAGTATATGTTATGACTTGTGAAATGTCAATTTGGACGTTTTTACTCTGTGGAGAGTATATACTATTTTGCTTCCGGTTTTATTCCAGTAAAAGTGGAATAGTATATATACTGTTCTGGAGAATGCTTTATTGTTTACTTGGGAAAAGATCGCCAAAGGATATTCGGGTTTAGAATATCCTTTGGAAATTGGCTGGTTGAAAAATTGTCCTCTATATCTCTTTTTTCTTTCTTTATTTTTCTTCTTTTTCTATTATTGTCTCTTTACGTAAAGAGTAGGCCAGATTTTAAGTTTTAAACCGGAAACCAAGAATTGATAAGGGTTTAGCCATAAAACGTCCTACTCTTTACGTAAAGAGTAGGCCTACTCTTTACGTAAAGAGTAGGCCTACTCTTTACGTAAATACTCTTTACGTAAAGAGTATCAAATTCTAAAACCGGCACTAGATATAGCTTTGCTGGTTTTGTGTCCTACTCTTTACGTAAATACTCTTTACGTAAAGAGTATCAAATTGTATTTTTATAGAATTTACATTGACATAGAATTAGAATTACCATATAATCTATTTACAATTTTTAACCAAAAGGAAAGTATATGCAACACTATGTTTTGAAAAGAGATGAATTGAAAAAATTGATGCTTCAAAAATTTTACAATATTACGAAGCTATCAAGAGATGCAGATGTGTCTTACCCGAGTTTGTTAAATGCTTATAATCATGGGAAGCCGGTTACAATGAGAACCGCCGAAAAAATTTGTAAAACATTGGGAGTCGAATTTAAAGATTTGTTCATGGAATAAGATCATGGAAAAAATTTCGTTCAATTTTGTTCCGATACCGGTAAGCATACTCAAACAGAGTTTCAAAATGCATATGTCCGCGTCTGAAACAAAGATATTTTTAATGATTCTTTACCAGACATATACATTTAATGATAAGCCCCGTGGCGAATTCAGAAAAATGTCATTGTCGTATATGGCAAAATTGTGTGACATAAAACCTGCAAATTTGTGTCAGTATTTACAGCGACTAGAAGATAGAAATATCATTATCACAAAAAAACAAGACCGGTGTAACTATTGTAAGGTGAACCCAAAAACAGAACAATGGAAAAGTGTCGAAAGTACAGGAGTCAGAATCAATTTTCCCAAAAAATACCGCAAAGAACTTTCAAATTTCAAAAAGTGTGTTAAGGAATTTGCCATAGAAAATAGAAAAGTTCCTTCAATGGAGGATTTGGAACGGGCGATTGAAAATTATTTTGAAGAAGAATGGAAAACGTTGGATTGTTTTGAAAAGATTGATTTTAAAAATTTAATTTCCGAAATTAAAATGGAGTTGATCGCATGACTACAAAACGTAAACGAGAGTATCTTGAATATTTACAGTCAGAGGAATGGTTTGCGATCAGAGATAAAGCATTTGAGTTCCATGGAAGAATTTGTCTTGATTGTTCAACAAAAAGGAACCTACAGATACACCATTTGCGGTACCCACGGGTGTTTGGCCAGGAAGATATTGAGAAAGATTTGTGCGTTCTTTGTAAAAATGCCATGATAAGCGGCATGGATTTGAACTACATTCGTTTGAAGATGAGTATATTGACGCAGGAAAAATTTTCGACGATTGTATAAATGTTCCGATGTTTATATTGCGAAGAATTTTTGAAATTAGAGCAAGGTGTCAGGTTATCCATATTATACTGGTATTACTTTTGTTCTATAAACGGGGCATTATGGCTATAACATTTTCACAAATTCAAAACAATCTTTCCATGAGTACAAATGGGCTTAGAACCTATATATCCAGAATGAAGCAGGGAAATATTATTTTGATCAACGATGGTCAGATATCTTTGAATTTTGATTTGTCGAAATGGAAAACCCGCCGATTAGGGAATTGAATATATTTTTCTTGACAAAATGTTAGTAATGTATTACAATCATATCAAATGAAAGGCGGGTTTTAAAGCATGAATCACACGCTATTCTCCGATATCCTAGATCAAATACACAATCCAGAGATTCGCAAGTTCACAATCGAGTGTTTAAAGGAAGCTCCAGAGGAACTTGAGAAAATACCAACATCTACTTCTGGTAAGTATCACCCCGAAATGGCTAACAAAGAAGGTGGTTTGGTATGGCATATAAGACGCGCTTGCTGGTTTGGATATCAGACAATCAAGTCTTACAAGTGGGACAAAGACGATATCCGTGGCGATATCATACTTTCAGCCCTCTTACTTCATGATACCGGCAAACGTGCCAAGTATAAGAATTATTGGGAATACGTTGACCACCCGAAGACGGCTTCCAAAATGATTGCTCGTTATCAGAAAATGCTTCCAGAAAAGGTTTATGCCATGATCTCCGGTTGCGTTCTCCATCACATGGGGCCGTATGGCGGGAAGTTCTTTATGAAACCAATCAAGGATTATAACATTCTTGAAATCGCAGTCTATCAAGCAGACTATCTCGCATCACTGAAGGAGATTGAAATTGTATGAAACGAAATAAAGACGTTGTGGCGTTTAATATCGCCGAAGACCTTAACGCAGAAATCAGAAAGTTGTTTACTGCCAGAATGAAGAATCTGGGTATGACCCAGGAAGAAGTTTCAAAGCGCATGGGCAAGTCTCGTTCCAACGTGGCAGTTCTTCTTACCCAGAATAACATCATGTCATTGCCAGTCATCATAGACTTCTGCCGAGCATTAGACCTTGATATGAAAATGCTGTTCAACGAAAGGCAACCAAGTGTCAGTACTGAAGTGGGATAAAATCACTCTCGACAACAAATACCGGTTTGTCTGCAAGCGAGGAACGACAGAGCGTGATTTAAAGAACTGGCTTTCAGACAAATACAGCCTATGCCGGCAGCGAGTACTGGTCATCCAAACATTTGAACAGTTTGGTAAAACAGTATTTGATGCCCAGATTATAGGGGGAATGCCCAATGTCTGAACATGTATATTATGGTCAGATTGTGATTCAGGTCATTATCATTGCCATTCTGTATCACTCATATAATCAAGTTTCTAAAGACAATGTGGAAAATGCCGAGGCCGTAGCAAAGGTTCAGCAGGTATGTTATCATCTCTCTGTTCAAAGTATGATGCTGATTGTGAGATTGGCACTGGTAGATTTGCAGATGGGGAATGTTGAGTATATCACTGTCCATTCACTCATCAGAGAATCAGAATTACCAGATGAGATGAAAACTACACTTTTCAATCTTCTTGAAGAAGTCTGTGAGACTTACAATATCTCGAAAACGGAGTGAGCACTCTCCCGGCTAAAGCCGAGAGCTTCTAGGGACGAGTCCCAAAGACTGTGTTCCCAGTCTTAAAATGTTTATAGCGGCATTCAAATCTCTGTCCATGACGAGTCCACAAGAACACTTGTGGACTCTTTCATTTAGAGTTTTATCTACTATTTTGCCGCATTGACTACAAGTTTTACTAGTGTTTCTTGGATTTACAAAATTGACAGTTCTACCAGCTTCTACCGCTTTGTATTTTATCAAGTTTGAAAATTGGTTCCAAGCCACGTCCAAAATACTCTTATTTAAACCGGGAATCCCCGCTTTCAACATGTTTTTAATTTCTAGTTTCTCAAGGAAAATTGTCTGGTATTTGTTTATAACTTTCCTAGATTCTTGATGTGAAAAATTGTCACGTTTCCACGTTAAACGCTCGTAAACCCGATTAACTATTTTTCTGGCTTTACATCTTTCTTTACT